ACTTAGATTACCTGTACCATCAGTAGATAACACATAACCTGTTGTACCACCAGTAATTGTTAAGTTACTAATGCTTCCTAAATTAGCAGGTCCTTGTATGTTTAGATTAGTTAGTGTACCTAAACTAGTAATGTTAGGTTGAATATTAGTTGTTAATCTACCGCCTAAATTGACTGCATTAACATTGTCTGATGCATTTAATGTAATTACATTAGCAGTTGTTGCCTTTAATGTTCCTGTAACATTTGCGCTTGATGCAGTTACATTATATGTTGCAACTACATTTGGTACAGTCATTACACCTGAGGTGTTTGTAAATGTAAATCCGGCTGCGCCACCAAATGTACCTGCATTGTTGAATTGAATTTCTGTGTTACTACCACCGGGTGTTCCATTACCACCGCCGCCACCTGTTTGTGCAGTCCAACTTAGATTACCTGTACCGTCAGTTTGTAACACATAACCATTAACACCACCGCTGATTACAACATCAGATATACCTGCATTTAATGAGTTAACAGGACCATAAACGTTACTACCTGCAACACTATTAGCAATAGCCGCAAACGCTACTTGTCCTGTGACGTTTCCACCGGCTACTCCATTTGCGATAGTTGCATACTCTACTGCACCATGAACATTTGCACCAGCAACATAATTAGCAATAGCCGCATAATTAACTTGTCCAAACACGTTACCACCAGCAACACTATTTGCCACGTTGGCATAATTAACTGCGCCAAATACATTGCTACCTGACACGCTGTTTGCAACACTTGCATATTGTACAGCACCTGTTACATTGGCACCAGCTACTGAGTTTGCTGTAGCCGCATAATTGACTTGTCCAAATACATTACTACCTGCTACTCCATTTGCAATAGTAGCATAAGCAACTGCTCCAGTAACATTACTACCTGCTACACTATTAGCAATGGTTGCATACTCTACTGCACCTGTAATGTCACTGCCTGGAATACTTGCATTAAGTGTACCTGTAACTGATAGATTAGGTACTGTTACAACACCTGTTGCACTATTGAAAGTAAAACTAGGCAAGCCACCAAACTGACCAGCATTATTAAATTGAATGTATGTGTTGCTACCACCGGGGTTAGTGTTACCCCCACCATTACCTGATCCAGGTGCCCATTGTAGATTACCTGTACCATCAGTTTGTAGATAATAGCCAAAAGCTCCGCCACCTAATTTAACATTAGCAACACTACCCAATGACAAGTTTGCGCCATCCCATGTAGTGATTGGTATTCCACCAAATGATCCATTGTTATTAAATTGTAGTTGAGTAGTGCTACCGCCGGCTGCCCCTGCAAAAGGAGTACCGTTAGCCCAATAAAATTGATTTGCATATACATTAGAAGCAGTAACATTTCCTGATGTAAAAACATTAGTAACAATATTACCATTGCCATCAGTAATAGCGATAGGTGGTATACCAACTGAGTAACCTGCTAATGAATTAAAGAGTTCTGCTGCCATTGTAAAATCCGTTTAAGTAATCTAGTATTTATCTATTGCCCTTTTTATATACCGTGGTTTGAAGAACCTAGGAGTGCTTTATTTTATAAATACAATATGATTACTACTCAACCACCAAGACCTATATGCATTAATTGCAAATTTTCATTAGCAAAGTCTAATGGAAAAAGTAAACATGGATTTCAAAAGTGGCATCGATATTGTGTTGAGTGTGCTAAATCGATATACAATCCTAGATTTAAACACTTACAATATAAAAAGTTACATTGTGAGCAATGTAGCTTTGAAGCAGAAGACAAATGTCAATTAGATTTGATATTTGTAGATGGGAATAAAAAGAATAAAACTAAAAAGAATATGTTAACACTATGTGCAAACTGTAGTAGATTGTACAAAAAGCGCCAACGTACAGGTAAAAAATCAATTTTAAATAATGTTACTGTTGATGCTGATATTAGGATTGCTTGATTTTTAGTAATCTTAAAAATTCAAATATTTTTATATACATAAACCCAATATCAAATTCAAACTTTTCACGACTAAGTTTACAACTTGCAGGATTTAAGTGATGATTATTGTGTAACTCTTCACCACCTACAACAATGCCCCAAGGAGTTATGTTATGACTATGATCTTTAGTCTCACCGTTACGATATCCCCACCAATGGCCTATCCCATTGATAACTCCGGCTGCCCAAAAGGGTATCCAAATCATTTGCACACCCCATATTAATAATCCTATTGTTCCAAACAATGTTAGATTGATCCAAAGCATTATTAGTATGCCTAAAAAATTATATCTAGTATAAATTTTTTCTATAAAATCATCAGGTGTGCCTACACCATACTGATTTACCATGTCTTTGTCTTTTACTGCACTACTATATAACAATGCGCCCCTAGAGAATACACGCCATATTCCATAGACATGTGGGCTATGTGGATCACCTTCTTTGTCACTAAATCTATGATGCTTTCTATGAGTTGCTACCCACTGTTTAGTTACCATACCTGTTGTAAGCCATAACCAAAATCGCATAAAGTGACTTAATACAGGATGAAATTCTAGTGACTTGTGAGCCTGTCCTCTGTGCAAGAACAACGTCACACATACTATAGTGATGTGTGTAACTATTAAAGTGTATATGATATATGTCATGCTATATTTAACCCATAAGAAAAGGCTCCGTAGAGCCTTTTCTGTCTTTCATACCAACAATGTTGATTATTGGAATGTCAAGTTTTGAACTGCGATTTCACCAACATAGTCAGCAGCGTTACCAAATGATGACGCTGTGTTTGTCAATTCGATATAACCATAACGAGTCATGAATGACACTACTGGTTCGAATGTAGTTGGATCAAGAACAACACCACTGCTCATCAATGGAATGTATGGGCAATAGAATGCTGCTGCATCAGTTTCGCTTGAACCTTTATAACCAACCAATACTGGTTGTGTATCAGGAGCATAGCTGTTAACGAAAACACGCATTGCACCGTTCAATGTACCAACAAACTTAGTATTTGTAGGTGCTTCGAATGTGCCTTCTGTTGTACGAGCAAAAGCTGAAGTAGTTGCAGATTGCAATACTGTCAATGAAGCCGGAGATACAACACACCAGTTACCAGCGCCACGACGTGTACGTTGTGCGATCAAGTTAGCAACACGATTGATAAGAACAGCCAAAGCAGCGTGTTCGTCACCAACGTAAGTAGCTGTACCAGATACAGTAGCTTGGTTGTATGTATATTCAGTTGAAGCCAATGTTGCCAATGACAACAAGATTTCTTGGTCGATTTCAGCAGTAATTTCTTGTGCTAGAGCGGCCATGATTTCTGCTTCAACGTCAATACCGTGTTGTGATTGTGCGTCTTGAGCAGCTTCAAATGTCCAACGTGCTTGTAACTTACGTGATTTAGCTTCAACAGCTTGACGCAAGATTTGTACGCTGATTTGTTTACCGCCATTACCTTCCAATGTTGCTGTATCAGCACCAGTGTAGTAATTTGAAGAAGTAGCATTTGCTGGGCTACGTGAGTAAGCCTGTGCAATCAAGAATGGACTCAACGCTTCTTGACCAGCTTGAACGCTAGTTTGTGCTGCTGAGTTATCAGTCAATGACTGTGCATAACGTACACGTAGTGTGTGGATTTGACCAACTGGACCAGTCATTGGTTGAACACCAACTAGTTCGTTAGCAATAACAGTAGGCATAACACGACGGATAACCGGTAGAATAACACGGTTAAGAGTAGCAATGTTACCTGCTGTAGTTGTACCAGCTGAAGATTCAGCCAATAGTTGCTTTTTAGTGTTTTCTAAAATAACACTCATAGTTGAACGACGAGTTCCTTTTAAACCTTCTAACAGGGCGTCTTTGGTCTCGTCCCAACGGCTTTCTAATAATACTTTTGACATTTTTAATTTCTCCTAAATTATGTCTTTAATTAAAGCCCTGCCAGACGTTTAATGTCGATTACGTTATCACGGTCTTCGACTTCAACTTCTAATTTTTTCGTGGCAGATTTATTACCGGTTACTTCACTAACGCTTTCAGTGAGAGCAGTTTTACTTGCTTTTTTCTCAATTCCAGTGTTAAGAACTGCTGGTAAGTACTTATCGAATGCGTTCTTCAATTTTGGTGTCTGAACGCTTTCCAGTAAACTTCTCATTACTGAGGCTTTCTCTTCGTTTAGTGTAGATAGAAGTTCTCCCATCTCTTTTTCACGTTGAGTTGATTCCTTAATAATGCGAACTTCACGTTCCTTTTGCTCTACTAACTTACTTGCTTTCGCAATGACAGTAGCAGATTCCGCTAGTTTTTTATCTTTCTCTGCAAGTTGAACCATTAACTTACGAGTTTCGGCTTTCTCATTTAAGTGAGTTACGCTGAATTCGCTTGCAAATGCTTCGAACAACTTACGTCCAAAGTTATTTTCTCTAGCAGATTTGATGTCTTCCTTAAGTTGTGATAGTTCACCCTTAAGATGTGTTGAAACTGCACCGCTAACTCTCTTAGCACTTTCAGCAACAAATTTTGCTTTCAATGCTTCTAATTGTTTACGGCCTTCAGCAACTAACTTAACCTTTGTTTCGACAACTTGTTGTCTGTCTACAGCAAACTCTTTGATTTCACGTGCTAATGCATGTGTAACAAATTTCTCAAGTTTCTTCTGATTTTCCAATTGAAGTTTACGATCATTGCGCAATTCTTTGATTTCTTCGGCTAGTTTAGTAACCATGAAGTCATTGAATTTTGTTGCGCTTTCTTGTAACTTAAGTTTTGCTCTTACGCGGTCTTCGCTAATTGTTTGTCTTTCTGCTTGAAATTCTTTGATTTCAGTTGAAAGACCTTCAGTAACCATCTTGTCTAGGGCTTCTACCATAACTAGTCGGTCATGTTCATAACGTTGCGCAAACTCTTCACGGAGTTCTGCACGTACTTGATCTTTGGCTTCAGTCAACTTTGATTCCCATACCTTGTTTAACTCGGTACCGATTTCTTCGTTGATAAGTCCACTTTCTAGTAATGGTTTGATAGCATCAAACATGCTCTTATCCCCTTATTTAATTTTGAGTTCTGTAATCAAACGAGTTACTTCGTCTTTTAAGAACTTCTGCACTTTTTTGTCGCCTCTTGCGTCTTTTGCAATTTCCAACATTCTATGACCGTGCTTCATATTCATGACGCCTTCATAAATTGCTTTAGGATATGCATTAGGTGCGCTAGGTTGTGCAACAATGTCCACAGTGATTATTTCAAAATCACTCACTCTGCCATCCATATCGTTAACGTTGCCGCTACCTCTACTAGATACGCCGAGTTTCACACCACTTTCCAACATTGTAGTCACTAATTGACCCATTGGAGTTGGTAGAATCTTTAGTTTGCCAAAACCATTGGGACCGTCCATCCACATGCTTGTAATC